CAACCACTTCCTGTTGTTTAAGGTAAAGCTTGGCATATGATTTAGCAATATCCTTTAGTGTTTTTTTATCGTCACATGAATCAATTTCTTTTGCAAGTTTTATATATTCAAAACCTTTATTGAGATTATTCAATTCAATCTGATCGGGATCCATTAGCAAGCTCCTTTAGTAGTGATTTAATTTCATTTATATCCTTCTTAAGTATATCCAATTCTTCACGTTCTGTCTGCCTCACTTGCTTCATTTTTAAATATTGAGTATATCCGGAAGAATCAGTGTTAATGATTGCTCCGGTTTTTTTATCTCTGAATAAATTACGTTCTCCCTCTACAGGAATCAAATCTTCTTTTTCCATATTATGCTAATGCGATTGCTCTAAAATCTTTCAACTTAACTGGGGCAGATTCATTTGTCGATGACATTACAATTTTAATTGCAAATGCTGTAAATTGATCTAAATTATCTATACTGAATTGGTATTCGGAGTATTCCTCCTCACCACTTCCATTTGCAGCAACAAAAGCATCTGCTCTTCCACTGTTTTTATTTGGATCAATCACTCTATCACCAAATCCATCACCATCCGTATCAATCAAATTATCGTATCCTGGGAATGCGATGAATTTTTGTTCAACCCCTGTAGAATCTACTTTGACTAATTGATAGAATACTCTAAAGTCTGCAGTTTCTTCTCTATGAGCAGCAATGATAACTTTCAAACTTGTTGCTGGTTGAGCAATCGATATTGGTTTAGTTGCAAAAACTGCGCCATGTGGATCATTTTGTAAATCATTGCTTCTAGAATCGCTAACATAATCTTTAATTGGGGCATTTGATTTATTTCTACCAAGTAAGAAAGTTGCATTTTGAGTATCCATCATTGGAGATAGATTTTCATTTTCTGTAGAAAAATCGACCCTTAATGTAAGTGATTTATTACCTGGCATATTTTGCAATCTTATATCCTCATTAACTTTTGATGCAATCATTCTTGGTGTTGGGAATTTGATTACCTTGTTAAGAGTAACAGGTTCAAATCCTTTATCAATAAAGGATGTCTCATTTCCACCAGCACTAGTTCCAGAAATAGTTCTGATATTAGTTGTGGCAACCGTTCCTTTTCCTGGTGTTATTATGTTGAACTCAGGGACAATGGAACTAAATTGATAATTTTGTGAAATTCCAACACTATTACCACCAAATCCCTTTTGAGACTCAAAACATAGTAATCCTGCTCCACTAGATCTATCTGGTGTCATAGTTCTATCAAACTTGAGATAGTAACTATCAATATTCGAATTATCATCACTAAAGGTAGTTCCTGGTATATCATGAGATCTGTTTATTCTCATGAGTGATACACCATTTACTTCATATGGTCTTATCGTAGCACCTTTATTATGTGTAGATTTAACTGAGTCATTTAGTGCTCTTCCATCAATAGTTAATGTACCAGTGCCAGATGCACCTGGTGTTATTGCACTGTAAGATACAACTTCATTTTCAATCAGAGCATAACCTCTTGAAGTAGAGATTCCTTCAAATGTTCCAAACATTGCAGTTTTTGCAACTGAAACCTGAGTTTCAGTTAAATTAAATCCTGCAGTAAGTTCAGTTTTTGTGGTATCAGGTTCAATATCAACAACTTGAATTTTGTTATTGCCACCATGATGTGCATGATTATGTTGTTTGATACGGAAGAAACTTCCATCAAATATATCATCAATTTCTGAAGAACCAGAAGAACCAACAATCACTGATGCAGTAGTTCTTGTTGTTGCATCGTCAGGATCTGTGAAATAGTAAATATCGTTTCCATTACTAAAACTTTGCCCTTGAACATCAGTCAAGTATAAAGTATCTTTTGTTTGATATTCGGTGATTGTGAATTTAGCGCCAGAACCTCTCTTCTCATCATTTGAACTACCAATAGATGAAGTCTCAATTTCAACTAATTCACCTTCAACATAACCACTACCACCACTAGTAATTGAAACAGATGTAATAACACCATTAAGATCTGTACCGATAGTTACTTGACCGCCAGTGCCCTTTCCTGATAATGACTTTAAATCACATCCAGTCATCGAAGAACTTGCTTTATATCCGGTTCCACCATCAACAATAGTAATTGAACCACTACCATTGGCTGGAGTTCCTCCAATGTTCTCTACAAATCCACTAGCACCAGGTCCAGTCGAATTTTCAATAACTTTATCTCCCAAACCAATCGAACTGTTTAAAGTTCCAGTGAATGGAACCATTAACTTCCTTGGTAATCCTTCTATTGGATTTGGAGAAAGGGCAGCAGAATTATCACCTTTTGGTAAAATAGAATTATTATGCCAAGTGAGTGTTCCAGAACTTACAAATTGTGCTTTATATAATTTGAATGTTAAATCCTGATATTGACTTGCAGTCCATATTGTACCATTTTGAGATTTAAACAGTGATCCACCAATATACTGTTTAGATACAACAACCTCCTGAACATCAGGTACGTTTGAAGTTGTAACGGTTTTTTGACCCATGGTTGCAACCCACATCTCATAATTATCAGATGCAGGCGAAAGTATCACGATAGCATATTCTGTGCCTGCTTCTAAGTAAACCGGAGATTCAAATCTAACTCTAGTTGGTACAGGATTTAAACTACCTTCAGGAGTAACATTAATATCATTTGGATTTAATGCAACCTGAGTATAGTCTTGGACAAGATATTGTGTTGGAGTACCTAACTCAACTGTCCTAAGTTCAACAAAAACTTTAGCTGCTGGATCTTTTCTTGCAAAATATAAATCGAATGAAGTTAAGAATATACCCGAACCATCATCAACCGTAAATGACTGTGCTAATGGATCTCTATGTGGTGCTTTAACTTTTTCTTTTTTAACTTTTTTTACATTACCGTCACTATCGAAGAATCTTGTCTTCTCAAAATATTCAACGAGTTTTGCTTTTTTAGCTGGTTTGGGTGGATTTCTAACTTGAACCACATCTTTTTGAACTTTGAATGTAGAACCGTCACCAGTCCATGTACCAATTGCTTCAGAAGCAAATACTGTTGATCCAGGTAAAGTTGTTGTATTTGGTGGAGTTGCAGTAACTTTGACTGTTTTTGTTCCACTCTTAACTCTTACCGCAGGTTTTGGTTCTGCATTTGGATCTCTGAAGAAGAAGTTAGCAACAATATCACCCCAATTATCAGAGATTAAATCTGCTTTTTCAATAAGCGCAGCTGCGCCAGATTGTTTACCAATTACAGTTGCACCAACTTCTACATATCCATAATATTTTTCTTTTGTACCAAGAGTCTTTACACCAAAATTAATTAATTTTGAAGTTGCAGAATAATTTGCACCTGGAGCAGTTCTATTTCTATCATAAGGATCAACTGTATACTTTTCAACTTTTACTGAAGGAGAACCTAATCCATTAATAATTTCATTCAGTTTGTTATCACCAAGTTTATGATTAGGTGCTTTAATTTTCAAGAATGCAATTTTTTTCTGTGCAGCATAAACTTCTACTTCTTCACCAGGAATAAATGTTCCTGATTGCATAGTAATTTCACACAATTTAGGAACTAAATCTACTTGCTGACTATCGATATAATGATAATGTTTTGTAAATGGTCTCAATCCATTAGCATATAGTGCTACGTTTCTAGAACGCATAAATTTATCAACTTCGCCTTCCATTTTGATATCTTCAACATAATCAAACTCTCTCCCTTTATTTTTAAGTTTGCGAGAGAACTTTGTAGTCTTTTTGATTGTTGTGGTTTGGTACGCCTTTCTTGTACCTTTTTCACCTCTACCACCACCTTTCTTATATTCTTTAAATACTGGATCTTGCTTATCTTTATCCTTTTTAACTTTAGCTACATGCTTCCATTTGGCACCTGTAGATTCCTGTCTAGTATTATCGGGCAGATAAATTGTTCTAGTCCAGTTATCAGATGCTGGATGTAATGTTACTGCTCCAACAAATGAGATAACATTAAATGGATTAACGTTTTCTACTTCAGTTGCATGTGGTTGAGTTATCCAATCTACCTCATTGTATGCTAAAGTTAGCATATCTCCAGTTTTTTGGATATTTGGATCTGCTAATTTAAGATTTTGTGTTAAATCTGCGGTTTCAATATCAATACCTGGATCGAAAGCAAGTTCTGCATTCATAGACCAAACATCAATAGGAGCAATACCAGCAGAGCCTTCTTGACTGATATCAATAGTTGTATATCTAGGATCTGCTAAACTCTTATCTCTGAAATCACAGACAATGAAACCAGTTTTAAATCTATCAAATCCATTGGCATCAGTTACAGATGTAGTTTTTGTCCCCAACTCAAGCATTGTAAGACTGGTAACTTCTTCAAGATTTTCAATTCTATTCTCCAGTTTTCCGATATCACGCATGGTGAATCTTCTATTATCTTTTAATATAATTCTTGTGCTGGAAGCATCAAAAAGATATGGAGGATAAGAAATTTCAGCAATTTCCATAGCATCATCAGATAATACTGGTGATTGTGGAACATCTGCTGGTTCACCTTGAATTACTTCAAGTTGACCTAAACGATTTAGTGATACTAAATCTACTCTAGGTAAGTAATACGAATAACCTAAGAAAGAAGATTCATCTGGACTTACAACATATTTAAATGTTGATTCATATTGTCTTTGGTTGAATGCAAATGGTGATGCAGTTGTATGATTTGTGAATTTCTTAACTCTTGGTCTAAAATCCAAGATATCAGAAACTTTCAATCCACTAGGTAATTTTGGAAGTTCGTTTTTGTATCTATCTGCCGAATATGAATTAACAGTAAATAAATCACCACTATTTCCAGATGCAACTTCATACTTATCAAAGATAATTAAGAGTTGCTTTGATGGCGTAGGACTATCTGGATTTCTTACAATGGTAGCATAATCTACCATCTCATGGCGATTACCACTATCGAGAGTATAATTTGCTGTTAAATCTACGTAACTACCAGTTACGTATTCTTGAATTACTGCTTCAACAGCAGAATCTGAGAATTTAACTACTTCACCAACTCTAGGAGTATTTGAATTTCTCTTTACGTAGAAAACTTCAGTTGCAGTAACACTTACAACTTGTCCAATTGCTCTACTATCAACACCTAAAAGTTTTTCACCAACAACTACACTTTGATCGAGAGAAAGACCTGTGGCAAACTTCAGTTTATCTAAAATAGGTGCATTGGAATCAGTAGATTCATAAACAGCACGAAGATTTACAACATCAGGAACATCCAAAGATATTACTCTGTCTTCTATTCTAGTTCCAAAAAACTTGTTATGTGTTAGTCCATGTGAAGTTTTTGATTTTTGAGTTCTAGATACTACTAATTGATTACTTCTAATAATATCTTTTGTTTTACTAACAATTCCTTTCTTTATTAAGGTTGCAATTATAGTTACATTACTTGCACTATTTTCACTAAGACCACTGAATGTGACTGAAGTTCCATTAGCACCTAATGTAAATTGATCGCCAGTTAATTCTTCAATTGTACCATCAGAATATATGATAGAATATCTCTCTGCATCAAACGATTCATAGAACACATCAGTAATTCCAGTGCTAGGATCTATAGCATCGGCAACTTGAATTTGAACGGAATTACTAGATACAGATAACCCAGTGATTTGCTTTGTAATAGTTAGATTGGATGCAGATAAGTCAACCGAAGAAATAGTGGTAACAGGAAGAGTTGAATATAAACCCTCACTACCTGCAGATCTGATGATTGGGGTCATCAATTCAAAATTATAACTACCATTTACATGCGTATGATAATAAACACCCGTAATTGAACTTGCAGGTGGTGCTAAAGTAATTTCTGTTCCTGAAGAATCAATAGAATGAATAGTTGCATAATTTGGTCTGCCAGCTGCGTTATTATTATTTGATTGATATCTTATCGTTCTACCTTCCTTTATACCAGTAACTCCAGCAAAAAATCTTCCTGCAACTTTAGCTGTTCTATTTGTACCAGTACCAGAAATGGTCATGGTGTCCGTAGCACCAAAGTTTGGTAACGGATGTGGATACAATACTGTATCAGCAGCAAACTTAGATTGTAAATTCGAATCTAGTGTATCTGCATCTTGATAAACACCCTTAATGTCTTCTACGCTATATTCGTTCAAACTGATGATACCAGTTTTAAATTCAACCTCTTCGTTGATAATAATTTGCTCACCAACTATAAATGAACCAGATGTTTGATTTAAGAACATCGTGTTAGATCCACCACTACTTGTGGCGGTAGTAGATGCTAGATAACCAGTCGCACCACTCGATAAACCCCTAACGTAAGATGTAAGAGGAACTTGAGTCAAATTATAAGCATTAGATAAGACCAATTTAGTATAAGTTTGAATATCATAAAGATATAAATCCCACTCAGTTGAAGAATCTTTATAACTATCGTCAGTTAGACCAAACCAATAAACTCTTGCCTCTCCAATTTTGGTTGGAGTTCCACTAGAAGAACCTGTGAAAACATATGGAGCACTAGTATTTGTGCCACTTGCACTTTCCGAATATCTTCTTTCCAGATACAAATCAATTTTATTAGTATCTGTTCCACCTCCACTTGCAGGATCACCAATGTTAATATAAGGTGTTCCCAAGACATTATTAATTCTCAACATACTTCCCATTGTGAATGGGATATTTGCATTTTCTATAGTTTTTGTTGTTCTTGGTTTAGGAACATCAAGAACGGTTGATCCAACTAGATCAATATCATATCCTCTTACATATGCGGTTCCAGCAGAAACCTGAACTGCTAAAGTTTCTTCTTTAGGAGTATTTCCTTCATCTGTTACCTCATTCGGAAGGAATAATCCACCATTACCAGTTTCATCATTCAATGATTCTTCAGTTTCAACGACAAAATCATCTATTGCATAGTTTCCAGATTCTTCAAAGGTTCTTTTAGCAAAATACTTTTTAATCTCACTATACTGAGAACTATTTTGTATTTTTTTAATTTCTCCTTCGTCAATTCTAACGAGTTCTATAAAGTTGGTGTCATCATTATCAGTTAATGCTTTTTTAGAAAGTTTAACAGATAACTTTAATCTATCTGCACCTGGTGCAGCATAGTTGGAAAAACCTTTAGCATTATCATTAATAGATGGATCTTGATCAGAATTTACTACTTCCTCAATTACTTCAAATCCAACTCTAAATGAAGGTTCATTATTATATGGATCTAAAACAATTTGGGAATCAGGTGTATCTACAAAAAGACCTCTTATAAAGTAAACACCTTTAGCAACACCAACAGAATAACCCACTGCTGTAGCGTTGGTAGTAACCAAAGATAAAACAGAATCTTCCTGTACTAAGGTAGTATTTCCATATGAAACATTCTCTTCAAGTATTAATACTTCACCATCTTGAAATTGTACAGTTTCTCCATCATTAGCACCATCACGATACTTGACAAATAATGTGATTTCCTCTACTCCCTCTTCTGGAGGTAAAAAATAACCTTTTATAGATGCTACTACCTCAGATGTTTCACCCCTAAGTTTTACTTTGCCAGAAACAAGTGCATCAAGATAAACTGATACATCAATGCCAAGATGATCTGGTTTAACTTTGATGGTTGTAAATCCATCATCAACTGTAATCCCACCTGGAATAACCATGGAGCCTTCTTTGAAGACATGGCTTCCATAATTTTCTATCTGATTTTGTAAAATTGACTGGAGACCAGTTAATTCTCTTGCCTGAACAGGATATCCAGGTTTAAATAAAACCTTATAAAAATTATTAGCCTTATCGAAATCATCATAATAAGGGCTTACATTGAGATTAGTCTTCTGTGGCATTTTTTAGAATTCCAGTATAATTTTTAAATCTTCTTTTTGGCGTGGGTTTCTGGCAATACTTGCTCTGTTGTCAAGGTAAATAACATCCCCTGAACCTTTATTTATTTCAGCACTTGCCATACCCTGAGTAAAATTAACACCAAGATTAACTAACTTAGTTCCTGTTGGATTAGTAGTTATTCCAGAGAATGAAGTATCAATTGATCCAGAGAAGTTAGAAGTTTGACCACTAACAGTATTTCCAGATGCTTCAAAAGGATATGCTCTACCGTTTGTTGATATTCCTGTATAATCTTGAGTATCAAAAGTTGTTTGATTGAAGAATAAAGATCTATCAATGAAATACTTTAAAACTTTAGTTTCAACATCAAAAGAAGCAACATAACCATATGCTCTTGCAGTGTTGTTTTGAACAACTTGTTGTATTTTTTCACCAACTTTTGGTGTTCCCACTATTGAGTTGAATTTAAGAGCATTCAATCCACTAAAGGTATTTTCCACATATAAATCATTTGTTCCAACTTTGGTTGGATTTTTTACAATAGATACCTGAGAAAAACTTGTATCTATTGGAAAATCCTTTGTAGAATCATCAAATCTTGCATAAACTAATACCTTATCAGTTCCAAGTTCAGTATATACATCAAAACCATGTCCATCAGATGGTGGAATTATTGGAACCAAATTTGCATTTTTTCCAGTTGTGCTTGAATTAATTGGTCCTAAATCAACTAACGCATAACTATATCCTTGCCCACCGGAAGTTACCACAGTATCAGTAATCTTTCCACCGACAACATCAACTCTTACCTTTCCACCAGAACCATCACCAATCAAATCCATTTCCTGACCAAGACCATTTGCATAGTCATCACCACTCTTTTCAATATAAACTGTCTTGATTTGATTTAAGTTGACTTTTGAATCTCCCGCTTCTCTAACAGCTCTTATCTGAGAATCAGTAGAAGTTTGCCACTGATTTGGTACAGTAATATATTCTGTAGAATCAAATTTTATGATATCACTTGGACTAATAGTGAACAGATATTTCCAAATATATCCATCACCACTATCACCTGCTCTGGATGGTTCTAAATCTGTAAAAGTTGGTTCATCCTGAGAAACATTTCCTTTAGGAAGATCACCACTAGAACCATTTTCAATACAAATATAAACTCTGTAATCAGAATTTATAACATAATAATTTGCATCATATAGTCTAGATGCATTGGTTATTGGTGCTGGTTTTAAGACACTGTAGTCGTGCCTATACATTTCGTACCTAGAACCTGCAGTCCAATTGATTCTTCTTACTAATCTTCTGACATTAGCGGAAGTAACTTTCTTCCCATATAATGTAACGTCACCAGAATGCTTATTATAAGAAATACTATCAATAGGAGCAGGTGGATTTGTATTCCAAGTCGTGCTCCTACCAAAACCAACAATTGTTGGATTTGGAAGACCAATAGTAACATAATATGAGTTAGAAGAATTCTCAACTGACTCTACAAAATTACTGGCATTCAGGATTCTAAATTGATCAGTAACAAGTGCGGACATCGTTATGCTTTTTTATGTATTTATATCTGGTTATTGGGTATAAAATGGAAGGTTGTTATCGGCAATCAAATTAGAATCTGCAACAGGTTTTCTGGAGCGAATTGCCCCACTCTTACCCTGCCCAAAATTGCCCCTTCTCTGAATTGTTGGGAAAGTTGATAATCCAGAATCAACTACTAATCCAGTAACACCAATTGAAACTGGATTAATTCTTTGTGAATAATTATATATTCTTCCCCAAGAAATTTTTCCAAGAGAAGTTGTCAAACCTGCTTGATTATCATTAAATAATCCCGTTGAATCAATTCCTACAAGATTACTATTACTATGAACATTACAAATAATTTCACCATTTGCAGCAATTGACATGCCACCAGTTCTGGAATCAACAACATAGATATTATCTAAGAATTGTGTTCCAATACCAACAACATCATTATCATTACCATAAACTGAAGTAAGACCAGTTCCAACAGCAGTATCATAAATCATGATTGGATATCCAACCATAAGATCATTCGTATCAGAAGCATTTTGTGCTTCTCCATCTATACCATAATCTTTAAGTGCATTGAAGAAGAATTGAATTGCCTTCTGACCACCAGAACCTGTAGTTTCTTTTATACCAGTAATAATTCCAGAAAATCCCTGAACATTTTCAATATTTGTAAATAATTCAGTATTAATCTTGGGAACTTCAGTTATTGCATGAGTTGTAATTGTATTAGTGTATCCAAATCCAGGATTTACAATAGATACCGATTGAATAGTTCCACCAACTCCAACAGTTCCTATTGCAGTAGCAGTTGTACCAACACCAACTCCTACTGATACTGGTGCCGAGAATTTAATATCAATAGGAGATGTAGTATATCCAAAACCAGGATTCACTATATTAACTTGAGAAATAGTACCAGAATTACTTACAGTTACTGAGAATTCTGCAGAAACTGGTTCTTTATTATCAAATAATAAAGCGTCGAAGTTAAATGTTCCAACGTTCAAATCATAGATGATTTCATCATAATCAAAGAATTGAGCATTATCAACAAAAATATCTGCTGAAGTTTGATTTATATCACTAATTACTTTTGCAGTTGGGAATATTCTTGGTTCAATGGATTCTCTGGTTTTATAAACCAGATCACCCTTAACAAACTTATCTCTCTTTTGTTTTGTCCACTTAACAGGTTTAAATGTATTTTCATTGATACCTGGTCCGGTATAAATCGGCGTTTCAACTTTATCAGATCCAAGAATTTCTTGAATGGTTCTTTCGGATAATTGATCAACAGTTTCTTGATACAGTGGATGCTTAGAAACAAATAAATCATCACCCACTTTTAGAGTTTCAGTAACACTAACAATACTGATGTCAACACCTTGTGTTCCAACATAGAAGAATATATCTATCTTATCGTTGATACGTGGTGGTCTGGAGAATATGAAAGATGTTCCACCATCAAAGTTATATGCAATTCCTGGTTTTTGTAGAACACCATTGATAAAGATTACCAGAACTGCATCAAGATCAATTGCACTGGAGAGGGGATCATCAGGATCAATTTCAAACGCAAGAAGTTCTCCCTCATAGAATAATGGGAATCTCTTTCTATTTCCATCTTGATAACCTATGACACTATCAATATAGTCCATCTCTCCAAAAGACCATGCAGAGAAGAAATCATTGAAAGTCTGAGTAACTTCAAGTTGGAATTCTGAAACTGGTTCAGATATATTTGCGGCAGTAACTAAACCTGCCACGGTAATTATATCACCCACTTGGAATCCATATCCATTTCTAGCAATCTTGAAATCACTAACACCAACCATTGAACCTGGAGCAATAGTTTTTGTAGGAGTAGTAGCAATGGTTGGATCAACAGCATTTGTTACGATACCAACTAAAGTATGGATAGCAGACTGTACATTTGCACATGTTGGATTTTGACTATCGATTGTAACTGCAGAATCAATTATTTGACTTCTATCTGAATAACCACCAATTGTGATTACTTCGTTTCTCATAGCTTGAACTGCTAAATCTCGTGCTTGCATGAAAGCAAAGATTGTTTCCTGCTCCTCACCAGTAACGTGCGCTCCACTTATATAAAGGTTTGCAGCATCTACTGTTAAATCATTTCCACCATATCTGAGATTGTATGCTAGAGATTCTAAAACATCAACAATATCATCCTTACAATCTCTTCCAGTTGTGCCTGTAGGAGGAGTATATGATGGGAATTGTGCAAGCATTCTTCCATAAGCAACATCTGCAATCAATTCAACATTATCTACAATCAAGTTTGCAGCATCAAAGAATCTATCTCCATTTGCACCATCTGATAGTTGACCCATAGTTAAATTAACTAAGAGGTTTTTACCAGAGTCTGTTGTGGTTCCAATTCCAAGTCTGGATACGCCAACAATTGGCATATTTTCATAGTTGGGTTCTGGAATCTCAATAATTGGATTCACATAACCACTACCAGGAGAATCTATATTGAATGTAAGCGTACCACCAATACCAACTGTTGCAGAAACAACAGCACCTTGCCCTGCACCACCTCCTGGACCAACATTTACGAATATAACATCACCAGCAACTTGAGTGATTGGTAATTGTACCCCAGAGGCAGGATCAGTTGATCTTGGATATGGTTGCTCAGTAAAGAAATCATCAGAGGAACATCTAAAGATAATTGATTTGTCTGTGATTTGTATTACATCGCTTGTTGTTAATCCATGATTTGGAATTGTTAATCTTAATTCACCGGTATGTGAAGTGTAAATTGCATTCTCAACAGTGAAAGGACCACCAGTTGCAACTATACCATTTTCTACCGCTCTTTCAAATCTATGCTCATATGCTATATCAGTAACTCCGATAGATACCGGTTCTCTATATCCAGATCCAGTATTTAAAGAGAAGTGCTCATAAATTTCTCCACCGCTAATGTAAGTATGAACAATAGTGCTAACACCAACATTAACTACTAATTTTTTAGAATTGATAATGTTAAAGATATCAAATGAACGATTATGGTCTGGATAAACTTTATTAGTTAATCCACTACCAGTATCACATTGGAATATCAAATTCTCTAATTTGACTCTATCACCCAACTTAAGATAATGTTCATCACTGGTTTCGATTTCAATTAAACCAGAAATATTATTATAATCTGCAGATGTAATAGGTGCGGGATTTACCCAAGTATTGATACCAACTATTTCAGTAAGAGCACCTGAAGAATCTTTTTTAGCTTTAACATTTGCTCCAGTTAATGGAGCGTATCCCAATCCTGGAGTGGAACCAAATGAAACAACTAAACCACCTCTAGGAATTTGATTTTGGTTAATATCAAATTCCGACTGAATTGGACTTCCATTAATTGATGTAATTCCAGTAAATACTACGCTTGAAATTCCATTGGTCGAATCATTTTCAAAACTATAGTTATTACCTGCATTATTTTCTGTTGTAGGTGTCTGGAACACACCATTAATGAATAGAATTCCATTACCAGGTTCTATACCTGTAGTGTTAATACCACCAACAGTTGCAGTATATGTTTTTGCTATTCCTGTAAATGAATCAGAAATATCATCGAATAACATATTAGTAGAATAATCCGATCTTAAGAAAGTTCTACCAGAGAATTCTGCTCTTACATAAGGTAGATTTCCTTCATCTCTTCTTGCTCTAGAATTTCCTTTTGGTGGATCCAAAAAGAATACTTCATTTTTAACAATATTGATTGCTCCTCTGAAAATTCTAACTTCTGATTCATCTGTATGAGATGCAGCAATTGAACCAACAACTCCTCTTTCAACAGATACTGTGGGGTGAGTTGCGGCAGCACCAGATGCAATAATACCATTAATAGGACCTAAGATTTGTCCACCAACATTAGTACTAAGTCCAACTTCAATAACCTTCATATACTCATCATCAATTTTCAGCAAATCTCTAGGTTGAATCGAAGAAATTCCACTCAAATTGAATGTTGAAATTCCTACGTCGATTCCTCCAGAATTATGTCTAAGAATATGATTGATTGGAGTAAACGAAATTGGTTGTTGAACAATACCATCAAGACCGATGACCGTTTTGCTTAACTTATTTGTAAATTCCAACTCATGTGCATTACCCTCACCCGCATCAGTAAATGTTACGAAAATACCTGCTCTCGCATATTCTTCTCTTGTTGATAATCTAAAGGTATCTGGAGTTAAAGCAATTGCAAAAACTTTTTGTGGAAGTTTAGTTGTTAATATACCTGCATGATTTGAAGTTTCACCGATGCCAATAGCTGTTTGCCCAACACCAATAAAAGTAGAATTTGGAGTGTAAATTAACTCCTCACCAGTATTGAAGAAATGATTTGGATAGGAAAATATTCCAGATTCATAATCTAAAACATTTGTATCTGCTGGATCAAATGTCTTCAAGTAAATTGGATTGCCATCATGAAGTAATTTGAAACTCTTTCTATTTGCTCTCTTTCCATTCAATCCATCATATGCAGATAGGAATACTCTCTGATTAACTGGACCATATTCAAGATCTAATGCTTGATTATCAAAATCAGATTGTCTATAAAGAACTTCATTCATAGATTGAAGTTCAACATTGTATCCAGAATCTGGATAAAAATCAAGAACGAAATTAGTTCCAACAATTGATCCACCAAATGTTCCTAATCCAGTATTGCCATTTGCAATAGTGTATGGTCCAGGAACAACATTAGTTGTTCCCTTAATATTGTTTGAAAGAATTGCAACTTGATGTATAGATGAAGTATGCCCTGCAGATACACGGACAATTGAATTTGAAGAAGAAACTGTGTTAATATCAAATGTACCTACTGGAATAGGGTTACTTCCAAATCCTATTGTAGATTCATACCTAGCACTCCTTTCATTACCTGGAGGTTGATTATTAAGCAAGAATCTATATGTTCCTATTCCAGAGTTGGTTGTTCCAAATCCTACTATATTGGAACGAACATCATATACTGGACCTTCAGAGGTAATTGCATCGTTTCTTGCTCTCAAGGAAACAATACCAGCATTAGAATCATATGCAACAGTTAAAATTCCTGTTGAAGATGAACTATATGATTTGGTAACAGTATCAAAATAATATTCACTAAGATAAGTATCTGTTCCATCAAAGTCAACGAAAGCTTCAATGTATTGTTCTGGAACTGTGTTAAATCTATCGGTAATTTCAATTGAAGCAAATGCACCATTAAAAGTGTTTGCATCAAAAGTTGCAATAGTTTTAATACTCGTTGTTCCAGATCCAACTAGTTGTGGATCATATGGTCCAACACTATTAATTCCAGAAACAAATGAACCCTTAAACTCAACTGATCCAAAGGATATATCTCCGGTTCCAGTTTGTCCACCAGGTAAATTTTGATAAAGATATGATTTCTTTACAAGTTTGATGTCATGATCTCTATCAAATGGATCTGTTGGATCAAAGATGAGCGTCTTTCTCCCATCAGTATCAATATCTGCCCTAAAAGTTCCAAATCTATCACCAGTTAATGCAGAGTATTTTTCAAAAACAAATGTATCAGTATCATTAGATTGTACAACAACTTCGGATAGTTGAACATCAGAAGTGTCTGGATCTACTATTTGTATAGTGTATTTAATGTGATTTTCTAAAGAACTAATTTCTTCAATTTCTGCGAATGTATCTTTGAATCCAGTGCTAGAGAACTTATCACTAATGTCATCATGAATAAGAACTCTATTAGTTCTACATTCGGTAAAATCAGTTAATTTCCTGTTTTGAATTTGTAAAGTGTTTGATTTGGGGAAAATTCCAATAGCACTTTGAATTGGTCCATCATCAATAGTATTGTCAAATGTATTGATAGCATCAACACGTTCATCACTAATTACATCTAATACAACAAGTGAAGTTGTAGATCCTTCTAAAGTTGAATCAAAAACTCCTACTGAAGATATTCCAACATCAGCGAAATTCTTCATTCCAGCTGGATGAACCAAACTGTTAACAGGACCAGATAATTGATCCCATGTTATTGGACTCTTAATTGAATACGAAAGACACTGATAGTAATCATTATCAGGAACAACTTGATAATCTTCACTAGTCTTTCCTACATCATCTGCCCATCCAATATCATTTCTAGAGGAATATTCAATGGTGAATTTTGCCCTCTTTCTATCAATTTTTACAACTGTGGCGATAGCACCGCTTATAACACCTTTGATTTTAGATCCCTCACGCAAATCATAACGACCAAGAATCTTGATATAATCGTCTCTAATAAGAGATACTTTTAAATCTGTTTTAAAGAAACCAGTTCCTGTATCAACAAATAATCTTTCATTTGATGAGAATTCTGTTCTCTTTTGAATTACATTAAATGTTGGATAATTTTTCTTGTTTACGATAGTTGCATAACCAGATTGTAATGTCTTTGCAATACCTGGATTTGTAGATAATAATACATCATCATTTCCAGCAATTTTAAATTCAAGTTTTGCTGGACTGGTATTTTCGTAAGAAATTACCTTAAAGAATTTGTATCCATAGTTTTCAGAGTTGTAACCATCACCAGAATCCTCCATCTGAATTCCTTCAGTGAAAACTAAATCTCCAGCAGCAAACAATGGAGATGTAAATCCTAAAATAGGTGTTGTTAGAATACAAGTTGCAATCCCAGCATTACTAGTGCTGATTGAAGATATACCAACTCCATTCGAGTTATTAATAGCGACTAATCTATGTGGTTCTGATTCTAATCCAAATAATGGACCTAATTCTTCAACTTCTGATATAGATCCATTGGGTGCTTTAGCTACTAGTGAAGTTGCATCTACGATTTCACCTTTAGTTTCATTCCAGAGAATTAAATCTGGATCACTAAGATACCTTGCCCCACCATATACGATATCAATTTTTTCAATAGTATCTAAATCATCTAAAGTTAAAATTGGTGGAACAAATGCTTCAGGTCTAAGTGTTTTGTCTGATGGATAATCATATCCAATATCTTTGAATCTTACTTTCTTAATTCGTCCAACAGAAGTCGAGATTGCTATCACATTTGCATTTACTCCGTTCTCAGATGTTATATCAACAAATTTTGGAAGTGATTCAAAATTAAATCCTCTAGACAATATATCAATCTTTGATATAGATCCACTTATATCTTCTTTTGAATTTTTAACTGTATATTCAAGTTTATCAGTTTGGTTCTTTACGTATGAAAGAACTATTGGCATCTTAGATGGTGAATACTTGAATGTAGTATTCTCAACGGAGAAAATATCATAAGTTCCATTATATTCACTGTCAATATAGTTTATTCTAGAACCATTGAATACATCAGTATCAGTAGTGCTAATATATGATGATTTTTCGAGAGTATAGAAAAGATTAGATGGAATATTTTCGGAGTACTTAATTGTTAATGAAGATCCAGTTTTTCCAATTCCACCTAAAGTTTCTACATTAAAATCTCTACTATCATAGGAAGAATTATATTCATTGATGAATTGTTTTTCACCATATATTCTAAGTTTATATCCACTAAGTGAAGAATCACTAAGATTGAACTGTAAATCACTATTTCTAACAACGTCAATTGGTGGATTTACCAATGAGAATGTATGATTAGTATCACCAGTTCCTACAATATTAACTTCTTTCTCAGTTCCAGGGAATGATTCATACTTCGTTTCAGCTAATCTGAATTTACTAAATGAATCTCTGATTACAAAGTATGATCCAACAGATAAACCTGCAGCTGGTTCTACAGTCTCATAATAAACCTTATCTCCAGTTTCAAATCCATGACCCGAATGATTAAATGAATTACTGGTAATATCAATTGATGAAGAAGTAATTCCTGTAGGATTAACAAGAATTTTTTGTTCATCTGAATTGAATTTCAAAGTAAGTGCTGTGGTTGTTCCAATACCAACTATAGTATTTGGAACAATATTCATTTTTATTGAATCACCCTCCACTAATCCATGAGTTGAACCACAACTTACCGTAGTAATGATCTTATCAACCTCTCCAGTGACTTGGTCTTTATTAGTTTTGAGTAAGTAATCAGACTCATCACTACCATCAGTGAAGAAATATAGACCATCTCCTGTAGTTGTCAATCCAACAGATGTTGTCAATCCAATATAATCCCTTCCTTTATTAATTGCATAAACTGTGTACGTATCAAGGACGGTATCGGGAATATAGAAAGTATCAGTTTGAGAATTATTATTTCCTACAAGAAGAGATGTGGTTGTTAGTTTTGGTGATTTTGTAAATGTTAATTTATCTCCGGTTTGGAATGGATGATTTGGAATATAGATTTGACGTATTGGTACAGGAATAGAATATGGTGTTCCATTTATTTGGAAAGATTTTTTTGATCCTTCAGCAGTTCCTAAACCTACAGAATTTTTAGGATTAAAATATGCTAGAGAATCTCTCTCGGATGCAAATTGCTTTGTTCTGGTTTTTATTGTTGCTGTATTAGATTTTAGATTTATCGTGGATGATGTGGAATGGGCAACTCCAGTAGTGCCATACCTTTGAACTCTTAATAAACCATTAGCATAATCATTCAATACAGTTACTATCTCAGTTCCCTCCGAAGAAATAATTTCTAAAGTACTTCCAACTGATACTTTATTGAATCGTCTATTAATGACTATATCTTCATACTTACCATATGGCGTACCACTATACGTAGTCATCGTCTTAGCAAGACCAACAGTTTCTGTACTGAATCCAATGTTTCTAGAACCAGCAAGTGATGTTACGGAAGTTGATAAACCACTTATAAGGATATTATCATTATTAAGGAAGTCAAATCCACTTTGATAAAATGCAGTTACCTCGTAATCATTTTTCCATTCAAAAACAACGTTCTCATACTTATCAAGACTGGTATTAACTGAAATAACATCTTTTCCAGATAGTTCTGATACTTCAGCACTTAATCCATTTCCACCACTAGTGGATAAATCAAAATTAACTTTATCCTTTAACTTATATCCAGAACCACCTTCAATGATTTGAATATCATCAATATCACCCTTAGTTATAGATTTAACTCTAGATCTCTGATCAAATACTTCATATCCTTCATTTAAAAAGTCATAATCACCATATACACTATTAACATTGTACGGTAATGTATTTCTTACAATATTTGCATTATTAAAATCAAATGAGTGGTCTAGAGTAAAGTTTTCATCAACAACTTTTGATTTATAAGTATTACCAATGAAATATGGATAATTTGGTTCAAATTTTGGATTTAGTAAACTTGTGCTTACGCCAACAAAATACGCATAAACTCCATTTGGAAATTCTGGTGTTTTACAGAATCTTCCGTTATGAATATCTAAATCTCCACTGGAATCAAATTGATAGTCATCGATAAAGAATCCTGGAGAAAAATTTGGTGGTCTATCAACAATAACATTGGTGTTTACATTATATCCAGTTTTCAATAAAGTTACACCAGACTGAATATCATCAGACTTCTTATATCCAAATGGACCATAGATTGGATTGCCATCATATGCCCATCCAATGATAGGTGAATGACTTCCATCTAATTTTTCAAATTGTTCTGCCAGATCTTCAGAATATCCATAGATTCCAAATGTTAAAGAATCATCTTTTTTACTCTTAGTAAGACTAGAGAATATTTTTTCAGATCGGTTTCTTGAATGTACTGCGAATCTTTCCGCATCATTTACCGTCAAATTTCTGACTCTTACTTCAAACTTTGATCCAAATCCCCTCTCTTTTACAATGATTGATGTTGTGTTTTCATTATATCCAAGACCCTCATTAATAACAACTACAGAGTCTAATTTACCATCAACTATAACTGGTCTAACTACAGCACCAACTCCACCCGGTGTGGATGTATCTTCAAAAATTAATTCTGGTGTAGTAACAAATTCTTTTCCTCCATTCAAAATTTGAACGTCTTTAATTTTACCATTATCGATAATTGGAGAAAGTTGAATGTTCTTTCCTTTAGAGAGAGATATGACAGGTTTCTTATGCAGATTTAATGTAGTAGAACCATATCCAGTTCCGGATTCATAAAGATATGCATCAATGATAGAACCAGTGATTATTGGTGTAAACGTAATAGTTCCTGGGGTTCCTCCAGAAAAAGTCACGTCCGCATCCACGGTTAATGGGAGATATTGGAAAATATGATATCCTGTACCATTACTTGTAAGATTTACATATTTTCCTCGGATTAAATCAGTTTCTGTTTGACCATCAACACCAATATCAATTAATCTAAATCTATCCGAACTTAGTTTTTGAATTGAATATTGCTTTGAAGTATCTAATCCTCCAATCTGAGTGTCAGTGAAGGAATACTTTACAATTTCACCATTCTCAAATCCGTGATTTTCGATAATAATCGTATCATATTCTATTGAAACTTGTTCTGGTTTTACTCTAAGTTTTCTATAAGTATATCCAGATCCAGGATTTAATACTTTTACTTCTCTTAAATTATTTCTCTTTTCAGTTCTAAACTTGTGTATTCCATTTGAAGTTTCCGTCAATCCAATTGTATTGATTCCAACTCCATTTGTTAATGCTTCACCAACAGTGTTATATAATTTGATGGTTCTGGGATTAACAATTCTTACTGCATATTGATCACCAGTAACTAATTGACCTGTTGTTGTATTAGTAGTGTCAAATCCAGTTCCAACTGATAATGGGTCATTAAGATCCTGATTATAAACAACGATCTGACCATTCACCAAATTATGATTTTCTCTAAATGTAATTGTTTCATCTTCAATATCAATTCCACCACCAAGATCTAATCGGCGGCAATCGAATTCAATTTCCCTAAAACGTTTTCCTAAGACAGGTTTTAATACGCAACCATCACCATTCAAACCCTTTAAGGTAATCGATAAAACATCATCAACATCAAAATCTTGAGGATCGACGAGAACTTCTTCAACTATTCCTTGAACAACTGGTTCGACTAATGCGGTAGTACCTGCACCAGTTATTGAAATTTTTGGTGGTTCCGTTACACTATATCCCTTTCCACCATTAAGAACCTCAAATTTATCAATAGGTCCATAAAAAACACTATCAGTTGATTCTGGACTGGTGATTTCAACACCATCAATAAGAACGCCAACTTTTCCAATATTTCTCTCAATACTCTCACCCTGAGACACTGGATGAGACAAAGGTATCTTTCTTAAAATATTATTCGCTGATATAATTCTATCTTCGTGTCTCTTTAATGTGAACTTATGCTGCCCTGATGGAGAAGATCCTTTCTCACCAAATCTATTGAAATCATTTGTAGATATCTGTACTTTTGATGTGTATAAGTTTATTTTGTTTGGTGCTATCAACTTAACAACATAAGTCTCACCTGAGACTAATCCTTTAATAGAATTTTCTGCATGATATACAACTTCATCACCATTTATAAATTTAACTGGTTCATCAAATACTATCGATGAATAAGTTTTGAAGAATCCATCATAATCATCTAGATATGGTTCTCCACCATTTGGAATTGCTGATTCAATAATTTCATCATTAATCAAGTAGCTTGGTAAAGAATTTGATGCAACATATCCAAAGTATTGATCGTCTGAAGTATAAACATTATGTACATTTGAAATATAAACATCATTCCCAAGTTTTAACAATGTTGGGGAACTCTTCGCTTTAAATAAATTTCTTCTAATACTGTAAGTTTGACTAATAGTTTGACCAGCTGCATTTTGATATGGGCTGAATGAATCTAAATTTGAAAGTACAATTTCTTTATTTGTATTATCAATGCTCTCAACAATTGCACCCGAATGTGCGACAATATTACTTTTCTGAACTAAAATATCTACAGAATCACCTACAGAAAGTTGTGATTTATCGATAGGCAATGTACCTTCATGAAGTACAAATGTAGATGATTGAATCTCTTTAATATCAAATCTTGTGCTTGTATTATATTTCCAAGAGTTTGCAAAAATTTCTTTGTAAGTTTGCTCTCCTGGAGGATTAGCAACAACTTCACCAACATTTCTTACTAGAAGTTCTTCTTCATCTTCCATCAATGGAGTATCTTCCAGAGAAACGAAGTCAGAGAGAACTCCAGTCATACGAAGATCTATTCGGTTATTAATATCACCATTTCCATATCCAAATACAGTTTCATCCGCTCTGATAGCATCACCCAAAGATATTGTTGCATTAATATCAAGATTAGACTTAGGTTCCCATGTACACCCAAAGAACTGATTTACACTCTTTGATGTATATGTAATTTTATTACCACCAGATATTAATGATCCTTGCTCTGGGAATCCAATCGTAGAATCAACACTTATTACAGATGCTCCAACATTTGTCAGAGTATTATATTCTGCAGATTCCAATACTCTAGAAAATCCAGGAACTTCAAAAATACCCTCTACTAAGTCTCTGTCATTATAACCAATGAATAGACCCATTCTATAGAATGTTTTCTCTTTCCTTGTAAAGATTTCAATTTCGGAAATAGATGCACTAGTTTTCAAATCATTTGATTTGTATATTGTTTGACCTTCTAATTCTAAGGGATTGCCAGATATAGGTTCAACTACAATAACTTCTCTTCTAAGAAAATTTGCAGAAGATGGTTTGATTAATCTTGATTCAAGATCAATTACCTTTGCAGTGACACCATAAAGAACCTTAAAGAGTATGACTATAGATTCTTCAATACCTTTAGATTGATAAAAATCTCTAGCGTGCTTTATGAAGTTACCGACATTTAGATCAGCAACAAAATTTTCATTTTCAAATCCTGGTGCAAACGTCCTTTTTAATTTCGTATAAAATTCCTGTAAAAATAAAGCACTAAGATTCTGTATTTCAGCATTTGCTGTATGTGCTGCTGCTTCAGTGTCTTCAAAAATTACACTTTGACGATTTGTATTGCTAAAATTAAAACTAGTGGTATCATCATATCCAGTAATTCCACTAAAACCACGAATACATCCTACAAAAGTAGTATCTGTCTTTGAAGTATAAGTGATAATTTCATTATCAATTTTCAACAGACCATAATCATCCGGAAATCCTTTAGTGGATGCTACAGTTATGGTTGTATCTGTTGCACTTATTGTAGAAGAGAGTTTAGTTTTTCCTACAACTACTTCTGGTATTAAATTATCAAGCTTGATATAGCGGTCAAGATTATCAATCAGGTCAACATTACCTCCCTGATATTCCTGAGAGATATAATATTGCTTGAAAAATTCTACTGCTTTTGGAAAATCCGCTACTAAAAATTCAGGAAGTTGGCTCTCAATAATTTTATTGAGTTGCACTCTCTTCTCAAAATGCGACATATTTTATTTCCTCTCTAAATCTCCGTTGGAATAGCTTGAAGTATAATAATCTCTTGTGAATGAGACGCCAGAAATGTCTTCGCCTGATGCTATGACATCTTTAATGATATTTATCTTACTATGTGAAATGTCTAATGAGAGGTAAAGATCTTTCAATCCAACAATATCATTTGATTCTGGGAATGCCTGAACCTCAATTACATCATTTGCTGCAACTGTTTCTATTATATTGATAGTATTGAGAATAATTTCACCTTTTTTATAATCAACCACACCTGCATCTTTCTTTACAACAACTATTTTTCCTTCTTCACCAACTTTTACTACAGATAGAATTCCTTTATCTGGATCATCTGTAGGAGTATCTGTAAAATAAACTATAGAATTTTCACCGGAAATTTTAAATCCTGTTGATTTGATATTGAATCCACCTGGATTTGCATGAAATTTATTGCCAAAACACAATTCATATTGTGCAAACTGATTCTTCAAAACCTTCATGTCTCTTCTAATAAGAATCTTAGTTATATTAGAGGTAATAGAATCATCAACTCTATCAATCAATTGAAGGATCTTACTATATTTAAATCTACCACCAAAGCGATTCATATCGACATCTTTTGAATATCGAGTTAATGCCGATGTAATATTAGTTTTTAAGACATCGGTAGCACTAAGTTTGTTGAAATCGCAGTAGATAGTCGAATCAATTTCAACATAAAGGATTTTAAGATCAACAATCGACTGATTCATACCAGCGACTGAATATTGTTTTAGTCTATTTAAAATTTGTTGCTTATCAAAATCAGAAACGTATGTTCCATTCTTTGGTTTGATGCTGATTTGAACCGTTCCATATCTTGGAGGAGATAATTCCTCACCACCGACCACAGATACTGATTCAGTATTAGGATATATCTTTTGAACTATCGCTTCATAGTCTCTAGATGTAACCGCTCTGTGTTGCGCAGCATACATCCTAGGAGCAAAGTATTTTATAGAGGATAAATTCTCTGCTGCACCACCATTCATCGCCTTCTGAACGGTTGTGACGGGGATTGATGCAGTAGGAATGACTCTTACATCGTTTTCATTAGTAAAATTGCCCTGAAAATCAAATAATCTTGCACCATTTCCAGCAGATCCATCAGTTACAATGTAGCGAACAGTAATAACAGCGTTATCTTCTAATTTTTTACCAAAATATCCATCACCAAACAGCAATTCATACTTTTCTTCCTGTACTTCTTGAATTAAGAAGATGTTGGATGAACTATCAATGTTAATAATATTGTCAACAGCGTGATATTCTCTTCCAATACCAGTATCACCTATACCTCTAACATATACTCTGATAGTAGAGGCATCAACATTGGGGTTATCAATGATAAATTTTTGGTCTGTTGAACCATCCACCAAGAATTGAGTAGTAAGGAACGATCCTTGGAAGACATCTATTGGTTTTTCTGCGGTTCCGAACTGTGCAGATCCATTAATTACTTTTGCAGTGATATCTTCTGGTATAGAGAAGCGATATGAGGTGTTATCTACTGCTCCAATACACGTTAAACCCGCCTCAAGCGTTAGAATACCACTGTCAAACCCAACAGGTACTGTGAATGTTACCTGTGCCTTAGCGGCGCTTACGGAACGAGGTACATAACCTATGTTTCTTGCCAAAGAAACTACATTTTCACGTACTGTTGCTCCATCAAGGAACGATTCATTAACAACTAAGTTTGCATTAAATGCATTTATGTAAGAATTATAAGCAAGAGTATCGATTAAGACTGAAAAGTTGGACCCTTCAAAGTCAAAATCCGTGAAATTTGAGTTAGCACGGAGATAATCTTTGATTTGATCCCTAATTTGGTCGAAATCTAGGTTAGTAAACTGTGTAAAAGGCATTTTTTATCGAGTTGCCTCTAGTATGAATGAAAAGGATTGTGGTGGAAAATCTTGACCTACAATATCAAAGAAGATTGTCACATCAAAACTATTATCATCGGGTTGTGGATCAACTTTCACCTTTAAATTTTCAATTCGATCCTCATAAAAACCAACCGTATTTACAATTTGGTCTTTAATGATAGTAGCAGTGTTATAAGATACCAATTCAAATAGGCTTTGACGGATATCAGTGCCTAATGTAGGATTAAAAAAGCGTTCTGTAGGGATAGTTTCTACCAAGTTACGAACTGAACGTATGATTGCACGTTCATTTGTAATGATTGGGAGGTCTTTTGATACTGGATGAGGATCAAAAGAGAAACTAATATCCTTGAACGCTCTAGAAACCCTTTGAGATGCCATTACAGGGGTAGATTTTTCTGAATTTATTTATACCTTCACTCTAAATTTTGCTCTTCAGTGGTCAATTCTTCAGGTATATCGTTTGTTTCGTGTGGCTTAGTCCAATAATCAGTAATTAAACTGGTAGTTCCCCACATTTGGAACATGTAGTCTTTGTCTCTATCGACTGGTGAGTTGCCCATACTACTCCTGATTGATAATCAGAACTTTTATAGGGGTTTCTATCCCTCATCAATATTTATTTTAGGACAAAAAAAGAGGTCGCCCTCAGCGACCTTGTCCGCGATATACCTTCTTAGCATTATTACGAGAAGAAGCGGCATACTTTGTATTCTTCCCTTGCCCTTGACGAGTCTTTTTGGGTTTAGACTCAATCATCTTCTCACCCATGATGCCAACTTTTGACCGTGCCATAATTAATCCTCTTTAGTAATGTGTGTATCGAGCTCCGAGGGGTTCGGAGTGCCTGTAACGTAGAAGTCCTCTGCCAGGTCTGCTAGTTTAGTAAAATATTCCTCTTGAGTCAAGCCTTCGGCAAGAACTTGACCCTTATGGAGAATTGTATATAATTCTCTACTCATCATCAGATAACGCGAGTTTTTTCGTGCCCAACGCGAACGCGAGGATCACACCAAATCTCAAATCCTGCTTCCTTTGCATCAAGACAGAAACTTACATCCTCTCCACACATGTCCTGAACTTCACCAGATTCAAATACTTGCATCTTTGGTGCAAACCATGGATAAGGCAATCCTTCATGCTCAAATACTCCATGCTTGATAAGTAACCATCCAAATCCTGCATAATCAACGGTAAATGGTTTCTTACGCTTCTGAATACTCTCTAGAGTTTCATGATTCATTACTCCACCATTAGAACGGAAATCTTCTTCATCCATCCAATGTGCAACACTTGTAGTAACTCCATCCTCAGTACAATACCACCCAGAAGCAATATCCTTATCCATCAATACTAACTGATAGAACTTCTCACTATTGAATACAATATCACTATCAATCCACAACTGATAATCATACTGCAATTTACCATCCCATGGTAGTTGATCTGGACCACGGAGTACATTTGCACCTAAACACTTACAACGTGCAAAATTCACCATAGATGAATAGTCTTGTGAAATCTGAATACTTGCACCTGCTTGTACAAGATCAAAACATAATTGTACAAAACTCTTTAGATACGTATAAGATACTCCTCTACCAGGTAAGCAGAATACAACAGTCTTTCCTTTGATTAATTCTTTTGCTTTATCATAGTCCCATTCTGGTTCTTTCTTCGCAACGGGAGCTTTCGCTTTTACTGTAAATCCTTTTGCCATAACTTAAGTCAAGTTTGAATTTGAATCGATTCAGTTCTAATTATACTATCAACTCTACTAAGAGTCAATCTTTCAATTCGGTTATTACGATACAACCACTCTCTACTTCTATATTGACTTCTGTTCCTTCATACCATCCAAACTCACTGATGACCCACTCTGGTATGACGACAACATATTCCCCAGTTACAGGATCGACTTCTATGGTTGAAAAATTTTCTGCGGAATTTTTTTGCATGAGAGGTATTTCTTTTTTCATTTTTGTTTTATATAGAAAAGTCTTGTGTTATACAAAGACCTCGCAAAAGCAAGACTTTATAGCTTAATGGTACCTATGCGTTTTATATACACGCGCCGCCGGGCGGCAACGCCCCCGCCAGGGGGGCACTGCCTACCACGCACGAACGCT